GTTTAGATTCTGAACTTGTCATGGTTATTAAATTGTGTAAATAGTAATCAGGGTTTGGTAGTAATGGTGTCATTAACGTCTAAATGCTCCGCCTCTGCCTCGGTTTTTCTTACGTGATTCTGCAACGATCTTTCCACCTTTATGTGACATATCTGTCTGTGGTCCGGGTTTACGTGCTCTACGTATCTTCATCAGGTCACGTCTGTATGCTTTTTTCTCAGGTGTACTGTTGATTGCTCTGTTTGTACGCCTATGCTTCATACGTGACTTCTTATTCTTTCTATAGAATCGTGCTGTTCGTCCGGGATTCGGACTCAGCTTAGGTCCGGTTCTTGCCATATAATCTAGATTTAACTAAAGATGGATCTACTTTTGGTATGACTGACGCTAACCTATCTAAGGGACTACCCTCAAGGGCAACACCTGTGATGTCGTTAGTTTTCAGCCAATCACATGCGGCTTTTAGATCTGCTGTCTTTGCTTCGCCACATTTTATTAATCTTAAAAATTCTTGGGTGACAAGGTAGTGCAGTTCATTAAAACTTTCTTCGTTTGCTTTCTTAGGTATTACCCTTGTGGTTTCATTCATTCAATGTCTAGTCCTTTTTTAACTATTTGTAGTGCTCTGTCATCAAGCTCATTGTCTGTAGACTCTACTAGCTTTTCGAGTAGGTCAACTACAAACTTTTTAAACTTGTCGCTTTTTAGTCCTGTTAGAACTAATGGTTTGATTAATGCAAACATTATTCTTCTCCGGGTGTAGTGATTTCTTTCTTAACAAAGCGTCCGTTCTCGTCTCGCTTTGCAGCCTTTTTCTTAGGCTTTCTTCTAGCTTCAATTTCAGCTTTTTCTGCTAAAGCTGCTCGTTCTGCTATAATTCTTGATAATGTACTCATTAGAAAAACTTAAATTTCTTTTTATCTGGTTTAGGTGGTAGCAATGATTGTATAGGTACGATGTCCTGACATAGGAAAGCTACACGTGTGTTCGGTCTTATGGTAAAACCTTGACGTTGTAACTCTGCACATTTAAGTGCTCGTACAAGTTCGTAATCTAATTGCATCTTCTCCTCTTGACGCTTGGCAATACGTCTGCATTGCTCAAGACCACGCTTGTCTAGAGGAACCATAAAGTTAACTTGGAAACCCCAGTTCTCAGATAAGGTATAGCTACTAGGCTCCATACCTGAGTCTTCTCCGACTTCCCAAGGTTTTGTATGATTGCCCATATAGAATGGACTAAATGTCATAGTAGATCCATTACATGATATACTAGGACCATAGTTTTGACGTGACATCGAGCCGTTGTTCTGAAACTGGACGGCTTGGTTTGTCACGTTACCTGTAGCTGCTGCCACAGGATTTGAGCTATTATTTGTATCTCCTTCTGCAAACGCTGGTCCTACTGTGAGAAGACAGACAGCGATGTAGTAGTAGAGTTTATTGTATAGTTTCTTGTAGTATCCCATTGTTCTACGACGCCAGCAGCACGAGTTGTAACTTCTAAGTTCCATGGTAACGTGGCGTCAGTTACAGTAAATACTGCATCTCCACCAGCAATACCAGCACTAGCTGATGATGTGATATTACTACCGCTCCATGTGTTGACGGCAGCACCGAAAACCTGACGTTGCTCGACCTCAGTTATCGTTTGGGTTGTTGTAGTTGTACTATTCATCGACCCTGTAGTAAACTGGGGCGTGACAGTATTAGCTCTTGCAACTGCGGGTGATAACAATGCTAAGAGAAGAATCAGTTTCTTCATGTCTTTGGTTTTTCTTTGTCTTTTTTACCATTACCTGTAGTTAGTCCGAAAGTCGCAAGTGCTCCAGTAAACACAGAAGCAACGAACGTGATATCGGCTGAAGTATTTGACTTCTTGACCATAGGTAATTCAACATAATTTAAGGTGATGATAAATCCTGACCAGATTACAACGCCTAGACGCACCATTGCACCTAGTATCTGCATCTGCTCTTCATGGTCATCTATGTTTTCTTTGAGCTTTGTAAAGAGTCCCTTTTTTTCTTCCGGTTTTCTTTCCATTTCTTTATTTTATTATTTAAGAACTTCGTTATTCTTTCTTTAATATCTTGTATGATAGGTGTGGCTACAGTTGTAGCTGCTACGGCTGTAACAGCTGTAATAACTGTAGGAACTAACACCTCAGTCGATGGTAAAGGATAAGGTGGAAAAGGAGGTGGTAGAGTCGGTTTAGGTGGATCCACAGTTTCTACAGGTTTTGTACCCTCTGGTTCTTGTAAATCACTAGGAGGTACAACCAAGGGTACATAACTCGGTACGTCAGCAGTAGGTAATGGTATAGATATTGTTTCTATATCTTTTACTGGTGGCATTACTATGCTGGGTATGTCCACTATTCACTAGCTTCCTTTTGTTGTTCAGCTAGTACTTCAGCAGCAGTTTTAACTAAGCCTAAAGTAAAGGCTTGTGTTACCTGTGCATCTGCACCTACTGCGATAGCTATTGAGTTTGCATTGCAATGTGCTGTATTTAAAGCAATAATTTTTTCTTTAGCAATTCTTGCTCTGTCTTTTGCAGCGTTTGTAATCCATTCGTCTACATCAACAGCTATATATTCCATAGACTTTTTTTCTGTGTCTGTCAGAGTAATTGTATAATCCATAATTTTTATGCTACAAGGTATCCTGTAAAGTATGTGTAGAATTTATAGGCATCGTTGTTACCTCCGAGAGTTACGGTTTGTTGACTTTCATATCCCGGTTCAACGTAATCATTAGCAGCTAATTCAAAGTAAAAACTTTGCCTTACTTTTTGATAACCAGTGCTTTCTTGTTGTTGCCAACCACCAGAATATCGACTTCCGTTTATGTATATCTCTGGAGCCCAATAAGCACTAGCTGGGCCTTGACTGTTAGAGGACATTACTACTTCAAAAACATAGATACCAGCAATAGGTGCAGTAAATCTTGTAGTACTTGAGTTATAATGACTACCTCGATTATAGTCAACTCGTGTTAAATAGTGACCTTGGTTGCCATTTACCTTCAAACCATCACTGTTAGAAAAATTTCTAATACCGTTGTTTATTTGAGCTGTTGTATATAATTTTGCCATAAATGCTGGGTGATTAGGCTTAGTAACTATACAGTCAGAATCAATATGTATTCCAGAAGTAGATGCACCAGCACCCATAGACATTCTGTCGTTGGCGTGGTCATATTCAATTCTGCCACGATATGATTCATTACCAGAAGTACCATCAGCAAAATATATTGATCCTTGATTAGAAGATCTAATAGTCATTCCAGCAAGAGTGCCACTTTCATTAAGAATTAAGGTTCTAGCACCCGGATCGTAATTAGTAATACTGCTCCCGGTACCTATACCTAGTCGTCCAGACGAATCTAGACGCATACGCTCTGTAGAACCACCCGTAGAAAAGATTATATTATCATATGCTCTAACTCCTAAATCTTCTTTATCGCCAGAAGTAAGTCCATCTGCACAGCCAACCATATTATGAAAAGTACCACCTTGTCCAAAACGAACAAAAGCACCGTTACTAGCTGAAGTATCTAAATTTAAAACTCCATCTGCGTTACTTGTTATTTCAAGAATAGAACCATCAAAAGTTAAGTTAGGTTCAGCATTTACAGTTGTACCACCATTAGATGTAATAACTCGATTATTACTTGCACTAGCTATTGAAGTAATAGCAGGGCTTGGAACTGACTCAAAGCTAGGGTCTGCTCCGTTGTTTGCACGTAGGAACTTACCATCGTTAGATGATGTGCCATGTGGTAGTTTTGCTAGTGTTACAGCTTGGTCTGCTATGTTAGCTGCAACTACAACTTGTGAACCTAAAGCATTTGAGTCTACAGAAGATGATGCTAACTTAGCTGATGTAATTGCACTGTTTGCTATGTTAGCTGTAGTTACAACTTGTGAACCTAAAGCATCTGAACCTACAGAAGATGATGCTAACTTAGCTGAAGTAACTGCATCGTCTGCTATTGCTGCTGTATCGACTGCGTTATCTGCTAACTCGCTAGACCCCACAGCGTTTGCCGGGATCTTACCCGACGTCACCGCATCGTCTTTTACGCCTGCGGTGCTTATTTGTGTTAATGCCATATATTAAGGTTTAGGGTATTTTTTCTTGACAGGATCGACTATATCTGTCTTCCATTTGTCTATACCGTTGTGGTATATGTAATCCAACTGGTCTGCCCAGCTTGGATATTCAAAAAGTCTTTGCTCTTTGTATTTTATTTTTTCATACTCAGCATTTAATGCAACTCTTGCTTCATCAATTTTTGATTGTTCAACAGTAACTTGATTACCATTTACATCTAAAATTTCATTGCTGTCATCGTCTATTGTTATAACTGTTGGGTATGCTTTTCTAATTGCTTCGTGATCCATGATTAACTGTGTGCGATTTCAAAAAGTGTCATGTAAGATGATGTACCAGCATTATTATTATAATTAGGGTTTTGATAACATCTGTTTGCCCAGACAGCATAGTTAGGATAACCACTTCTCATTTGTACAGCATAAGTATGAGTACCAGAACCCGGACTATCTAAAAACCCATTAGATAAAGAGTATGAACCATAACCTGAGTAACTATCATAACTTGTAAAAAAAGAATTATTTGCAACAACCTGATTACTTGTACCAGCAACTCCTTGACCTAAAGCTGTACTACCTCTTACTATCCGTGCTTGACCAGAATATACGTTTGGTGCTGCACTCATGCTTATTTGAAAAATAATTAATACTTTATTATTACTATCACTCATTGTAATAGATTGTGTAAGACCGCCTATGTTGCTTGACCAAGATTGTCCAGTATGACTTGTGTGTCCAGATTTGTGAGCAGTCAAACATTGTACTATTCGACCACCGTTAGAACTACCGTTAGAGTTAGTACCGTCACCATAATAAATAGCCATTAGGATACCTCCGTTAAATTAAATTTGTACTTCTTACCAGAACGATTATTTTTTAAGAACAAGTCTGATTCTCCTTCCTGTATCGTCCAGTCACCCCAGCTGCCATCGACATCGTTAGATGAACCTTCGTTAGATAAGTGAAGGTCATTGGTGTAGACGTTTCTCCAACGATTACTGCTTGCACCTATGTCGTAAGCATTGTTTGAATCTGGATAAAAATGTCCTTTTACACTACAGTTACCAGTATTATCAGAATAAAATGACCAATCATTACTTGAGTCTAAGAAACCAATTCTATGTGAGTTACAGTGTATTCTTCTAGTAGTTTCATCTGAATCATACATATAGATATTAGAAGAAGAACCTTGACCAACTGTTAAATCGCCACTTAAAGTCACTCCCGAAGAGGTTGTCTCTAACTTTTTACTGTTGTCGTGATATAGCTCTACTACTCCGTTAGCAACAGAATTTATCATAATTTCATCTGTTGTAGTTTTAACAGTAAACCCACCATTTGAGTCGGAGCAAACTATATTAACATCTCCATTTGCTTGTGTACTTCTAATTCTTAAATCGCCAGTACCAATATTATCGAGATAGCTATGACTTCCATCGTGATAAATTTGTAGGTCATCACCAGCACCTATTTTTAACTTTTGACTATCAGCAGGTATTCTAAAACCAGTTGTTGCATCAACCCTACCTGTAACAGTAACTCCTGAGTTATCTGTTTCTAACTTTTTACTGTTGTTGTTATATAGCTCTACTGCTCCGTCAGCAATAACTTTTACACCATCTTCTCCTGATCTAGGTTGTAGCCTAATTTGATTACCTTGCGTATTACGAATATATAAATCATGGCTAGTATCTGTATCAATAAATGATGACGTTCCATCATGGTAAATTTGTAAGTCATTACCAGCACCAAATAAAGCTCTATTATTACCACCACCAGAACTATCAAGCCATTTAATATTCTGACCATTAGTGTCTAGTAGGCCACCTAGCTGCGGTGAAGTGTCACCGACTAGATCTGTGTTAACAGTGTTACCAGATGCTGCTGTAATTCTACCCTGTGCATCGACAGTAATAGAAGGTATAGAAGTTGATGAACCATAGCTACCAGCTGTAACTGATGTGTTAGCAAGCTTTGCAGCAGTTACTGCGTCATCATTAATTTTAGCTGTAGTTATTTGTGCATCTGTAATCTTAGATGTTATAACTGCATTAGCACCTAGCTCTGTAGAACCAACTGCACCGGCAGCAATTTTAGCTGCTGTAACTGAATCGTCTTGCAATACTGCTGTACTTACGGTATTGTTACTTGGTGTACCAATGTTTACAGTACTACCCATAACTACAGCAAAGTAATCTGTACCTGATGCTGGAGCTGAAGCTAGTGTTACTGTTGAGCCTGATAATGTAAAAGCTGTACCGGGTTTTTGTATTACACCATTTAAAGATAGTATTATCTGTTGTACATTTGTTGGTGCATTAGATAAAGTAAACTGTGTTCTGCTACCATCAAATGCTTCACTAAAGGTAGAGATAAAGAAGTTACCTATAGATTGTACTTCTTCCCATGCAGTATTAGTTCCATTATATACGAGCATTTTACCTGTGCTAGTATTAAAGAACAAATCACCATTATCAAGAGAACTTGTAGGGTTCGTTGAACCAACTCTATATCTTGATGCGAAATCATTTATGTCATTACTTAACTGTTCTACGTCAGCTTCTTTAGCTAATATTTTATGATAGTTATATACCTGACCAGATCCAGTAGAACTTACCATTAGACCTATGTCAGCTGCCATTGTCTTGCTTTGTAAGCTAGCAGGGAATCCATTGATAGTAACAGTGCTACCACCAACTGTTCTACCAGTTGTACTTACACCTGATCCGTTAACTACTACACCGCCTGCATCAGATATAGATATAACTACACCACTAGCTGGCTGTGTATTAGGAAATGCTACCTCTGTAGCTATCACTTCAAGACCACCAAGAGGTGCTATCTGTGCTGCAACATAGTCTACCACAGCTCCAGATGTTGGAATGTGTGAATCGCTATCAGATATTGTTGTTTGCTCACAACCTAACTTACCTATAGTAATAGCATCATTAGCTATCTTAGCTGTAGTTACATTAGCATCTGTAATCTTAGCTGTAGTTATATTGCTGTCAGCTATTTTAGCAGTTGTAATCTGAGAACTACCTATGTGAACAGTATCTATAACACCATTACCTATATCTGAAGAATCAACTGCACCAGCTGCTATTTTTCCAGATGTAATTGCGTTGTCAGCTATATCAGCTGTAGCGACTGTACCGTCTACTAAGTTAGCACTTGCTACAGTAATATCTGTAGGCAATGCACCACTAGCAAGCTTTGCCATTGTTACAGCATTGTTATTTATTTTAGCTGTAGTAACTGCTGTATCAACTATCTCAGATGTACCAACAGAGTTGTCAGTCATCTTAGCAAGTGTTACTGAGTTGTCAGCGAGTCTAGCAGTATCTACACTACCATCTACAAGTTCAGCAGTTCCGACAGAATCATCTGCCATTTTAGCTAGTGTTACCGCTTGATCTGCAATCTTAGCTGTAGTTACAGCAGTATCTATAATGTAAGATGTACTGATTGAGTTATTAGCTATTTTTGTATTTGTAACTGAACCGTTAGCTATCTTGTTTGTTGTAACTGCACTGTCTACAATGTTAGCTGTTACCACTGCATTGTCTGCAAGTTTAGCAGCTGTTACTGCATCGTCTGCTAACTTACCTGTAGTCACATTGCTGTCAGCTATCTTAGCAGTTGTAACTTGTGCATTAGCTATATGCTGTGTGTCTATAGATCCATCAACATAGTGCTCTGAGTCTATCTGATCGTCAGCTATTTTAGCATTAGTAACTGCGTCGTTTGCAATCATACCTGTAGCAACAGTACCAGTGTCACCTGTAGTGACGACAGTACCTGTTACATCAGGAAACGTAATTGTTCTATCTGCGGTAGGATCTGCTACTGTAATTGTTGTTTCATTAGCATTATCACTTGCTCCTTCAAATGTAATATCAGCATCTTCACCTAAGTTAAAGTTACCAGTCATAGTACCACCTAGGGCACTAATAAAACGACCTCCAATCTCCTGTGTTTTGTACAGGTTTTGTGTAAAGTTATCGTTTAGATCTTCTGACTTGATAGCTGATCCAGCATAAAATGTTGCTGTTAAGTTGTCAACACTGGTTTGTCTAAATATTTTGATTTTGGCTCCGTTTGTAGGAGCAGTATTAAATTGTAACGTGGTTGCATTAGGCAATGTAAATGCCGTCGTATCCACACCGTCCAGACTTGCTTTGATGTCTGAGGTCTTAAGATATGGGAATGTAAAGGAGTACGTAGTTGTACTCCCGTTACCTGTGTATTCGTTTTGTATAACAGCACTCATAGTTGCTATTTCCTCATGTTAAGTATTTTCTCGGTGGCTTTTACTTTGTTACTTACATCTACAGCACCTTCTACATCTCCCTGTTGCATCAAGAAGTTAGCGTTCTGCTGATGTAATATAACGTTTGCTATGTTGGGTTGTTCACGTAGCAATCTGATTTCTGCTCTCTTTTGTGCATTTTTTACAATGTTATCAATCGCAGTGAAGATAGGTAAGTCTTCTGTATCTAATGTAATTAGGTCACTATTCTTACCACCTTTTCTATGTTCTCGTAGTAAAGCTATGTCATCTTGAAACTTCTTGCTTTTAAATATACGCTCAAGTTGTCTCCACATCTGCTCTTCTCCGATGTATTTATATATTAGTTCTCTTTCTGCTGGTTCATACTCGTAAGATCCTGTCGAATCTTTCTTAAGCATAGACAAACCATTGTATCCTATCTGACGTAATTGATCTCTCCAAGGCTCGTTTGTACCACTTACACCTAGAGGACTAAGTGCATTTAAAAAACGTAAGAATGGATTGTCAATATCGTTCACAGGAGTACCAGTCCAGATGTCAATTTGCTCTGGCATTGTGCTAGACAAGAAAGGTATTCTTGCTTTTATGTATCCGCCTACATCGTCAGTTGCTATATCTTTTAATGTAGAATCAATAGCTTTATTTAGCACACCAATAGTAGCACTAGATGGTATTAAACTAAATGTACTCTGACCTATCTTACGATATAGTCCACTCATATCACCATTAATAAAAGCAATAAGAGGTTCTAGACCTTGTAGTGGTGTTTCGTTTAGAAATGTAGCAGCAATAGTCCAGCTTAGTTTAGCTTGTAAACTTTGTAAGAATGATTCATCCATGTCGTTAGCATAGTATGCAACATCACCCATCATTGCAAGTACCTGTTCTACACCGGGTATGCCTTTGTAAGATACATAGACATCATTGTCAGTTCCGGGTATAGGCATCCTAATTGTCTTAGGTTCGTAACCCATTTGTGTACGCTCTTTGTTTCTACGTGACGCATTGTAGTGTCCGTTACCACGTATACCACCTGACATTGCATAAGCCTGTAAAGTAGATACAAGCATACCACTAAAGATTAATCTACCTGTATATTCAGCACGTAAGTTTTCCCATATAACTCTAGCATAAGGTGTATTAGCCATGTTAATACCATGTTCCATTAGAGCCTCTGCTATCTCATCATCAGTCTTGGCATATATAGTTTTACTATACTTACTAATACCGGGTATGAGAGATATAGGTGTATAAGATGCAGCTACCTTCATGTAGTTACTCGCTGTACGAGGAAACATCATAAAGTCCTTGAGTATAGGATAAGCTGTTGTTGCTTGGTTTACATAGTTCGCTACACCATCATCTAGGTTTAGCTGTATTTCACCAGCAAACTGTCTTACAACATCATCACGTATCAGTCCATCACCATCAAACATCTTGTCATAATGGATTTTTTCTGCTTTTAATATTTCAGTCCAGTCAGCAAAACCTTTGTCACTAAATACATCATCATACGCTTTTATACGTGAGTAATAATGTGCTAAGTGTACACCAGTAAACTGATCTGGAAATACCATAGCTGTCATACCATAGCGTAACGCAGGGTGTGCACCCATTTGCTTCAGACCTATAGCCATATCAAGCTGCATTAATTTACCAATGTTACCTTCTTTCTCATATAGAGGACGCATCTCCTCCATAATCTCCCAAGTCTTATCAGTCTTAAACACAAAGTCCTTACGATATGCTCTAATCATAGTCTCAGGATCTTTATGTGCTTTCTTCATCATTTCAAATGCGTCATGCAAAGCACGTCTGTTAGTCTCAAACACAGCACCATTATAAAATAGTGTACGTTTAAACCCTTCAAAGCCATCTTGATAACCATAGAAACCGTGACCTAGTAGTGATGTAATAGGTTTTAGTATTAACTGTGCACCATTACCTACAGCAGCTCTAAATGCAGACAGCCCAGATAGTACATTATTATATCTTACAGCCCATGCACCCCTAGCAAACAAGTTCATGCTCTTAGGATCAGGACTCTTAATAAGACCCATAGGTGTAATCTGGTTAGCAGCCCACTTATATAATTTAGCTAGGCTGTCTACGTCACCATTAGTGTGTGCAAATGCATCAACTAAAGGACGTAACGCTTCTGGATTAGTTTTCTTGAGCTTCTTAAGTTCTTTTGTAAATCTTTTGTTTCTAGCATGTATAGAGTTTTCTGCTTGTTTAAACTCAGACAATAGAGTTTCTAATGCTTCGTCAATATTACCGGGAGGTACTTGGTCAAACCAGTTCTTGTTACGTAACTGCCAACCAGATATATACTTGTTAAGTGCATACTCATCCATTAAGAAGAATAACTTGTCAAGTATGTTATCCATAGCACGTTCTTCGTCTATGACTGGAGCTAAATCAGTTACAGCTTCTGCAATACTTGCAGCTTCTCTACCGATAGAATCCATTGATCTAGCAGATGCTTTACCAATATCTCTACCTAAGAATCTGTCAACAAGATCACGCATAGCAAACGCTGCTGCTCTTGCCTGATCTTCGTTTATCATTTCGATCTTAAACTTACCCATCATGAGATTTTTTACGTCTCTGTTTTCTAGGAATAGTTCTTTAACATCGTCAACAGTAGCTAGTGGATCTATAATATCTTGATAGATACCCCATGCTGCTGCGTTCATATCTCTAGATGTAATTCTAACACCATCTACAATAGCGTTAAATCTACCAGCATCTCTTGATACCTCTGCTACACCCATCACAGCACCACGTGACTTAGGTCCTACCATCAGACCTTTGTTTAACATGGAATCTGTAATCACAGGAGCAGGGTCGCCTTTAGATGTACCTTGCTTAATAGCTGTACTATCAGCCATGTTACGAGCTACATTACCAGCGTTAGGAACTGTGCGAGCTTTCTCTGCATCATCAAACAAGTTAGGAGATATGTCAGGATCTATACCTAGATCTAACTCTAACTGTTCTATTTCTGCTTTCTTAGAATCAGCTGCTGCTGTAGTCTCTACGTCTACATTGTAGTCACTACGAGCTTGTACGTCATCTATAGTTCTAACTATACCTAACTCATTCTCAATTCTTAGTTTTTCATCTATCAGTGCTCTTTCAGTCTGTGCACCTACAACTTTTTTCTTACCAGTGTTAAGAGATAATACTTCGTCTATTTCTGCTAGACGTATCAGCATATCATTATCACCACCAAGCTTTAGTTGTGTTTGTTTGTATTGTACAGCAGGCTCATCAAGTGGCTCCATCCAGTCCATAGTCTTACGACCATTCTTGATGTCAGCAAATGCACCAATAACATTACCTAAAATAAGTAATGGTCCATTTTCTAACATAGTTCTGGCTTTACGTATACCGGGACTATCAGAATCTTTTGTCTTAAATATCTCAGGTATCGGTAATACACCTTTAGGTCCAAACGCTTGAGGTGCTACCTCTGCAAGTGTAGTCAGTGCAGTATCTTCTTCTGAAGTATCACTCAAACCTACAATAGCAGTATCAGCTATACCGTTTGCAGTAAGCATCGCACCTAATCTTTTAAACCAAGCAGTGCTAAATGCTGCACCTTGTGGAAATCTACTTGCAACAGCTGCATTAGTTAAGTTACCACCAACAATAGCTGGTAATAATATAGACGATATTCTACGTATCTGTTGATGTGCAGGGTTGTCAAACTTAGTGTTAGCATCCCACCAGTCATCAAACTTATTACCACCGGGTACAAGTGTACCTATAGCATCTGTAACAAAATCTACACCACCAGCTCCTATAGATGCTAAACCTTTGATAGCATCACCAGTATAGTTATCGAATGTTTCGAGTGCACTAGGGTTTGAGTTCTGTTCTTTTAGTTGCTCCGTAGACATATTATAATACTTCTGGTTAAAGTCTTCACGTAACTTATCACGCTCATCACCTTGAGGTAGCCTCCACCAAGTATTATACTCATTTAACATCTTGTCTTCATTATCTTGTATTGATAAATCGACAGAGCTATGTCCATACTTCTTACCAAATGCAGACGGAAACTTGCCACCAGTTGGTTGTACCTGATTAGGTTCTGGATTTAGAATAGCATTATCTATATCGTCTGTTGTGATAGGTTCTGCTGTAGCAATCAGTTCACCATCTTCAATTAGTTCTTCTTCGTTCATAGTGCATCATTCTTGACAAGTTCTCCATCTTTGTACGATCCTATCATATATTTTAATGCGTCGACCTGTCGCATTGGACCTCCAGCTGCTCTTGCAGCGTCGTACATAGTTGGTGGTATAAATATACCTTCTTTTTTATACTGTTCGTTTTCTCTAAATAGTTGATTTAGATATTTTCTACCATCAAAATTCTTAAACTTTTTCTCAAGTAATCTAAGATTTTGTGGCATAGTAATAACATCTTTACCTTCTCGTAAAGATACAGCTACATCTTCTAGATCGCTAGTAGATATAAGATTTAAGTTTTTTTGTTTGACTGACTTTAATATTTGTGGTAATGCTCTACCATCATTTATGTTTATGTCGCCACTCATACTAAAATCTACAGCATTGTTAGGTAATGTTCCATTATAAAACTGTGTAAATATTACAGTGTTAGTACCAGATGAACCAGCATCTATACGTCTAAATATACCACTACCTATAAATGTCTGATCTCCTACTACTTCTTGACTTTTATCTTTAGCTAAGTCTAGAATAAACTTTTCTGTTTTTTCTCTACGTAAATCTGGTTCTTTTATACCAGAAAATCTTTTATTATATAAATGATAATATAACTGTTTAGTTGCAACTATAGCTCTATCAGCATTATCATTAGCATCACCAGATAGACTAAAACTATTTGCTGCTAAATCTTTAACAACACTGCTTGCAAAGCTATCTATATCTTTGTCAAAGTCAACACCGTGAGATTCTATTAGTGCATTAGTAGTTTCTAAAAATGGTGTAGCACCTACTATATTACTTACCTGTGTCTCACTCATGCCATCGAGTAATGATACAAATTCTTGAACATCATTCTGTCTAATAGCTTTCATAACCAGATCTACAGTTGCTTTGTTATTTTCAGTAGTGTTTACATATAATAACTTTGCAGCTCTAGCCTGTGCATTAGGATTACCTTTATTACTAAAGTATGCAGCTACTAATTTAGCTGTGCCATCCTCTTTGTCAAAGTCACCATTTCTATTTTGCTCATCTATGTCAAATGTAGCAGCAGTATCTTCTGTTTCGTTGAGTGTTTTGTTAACACTTTTTATTTTTTCATTATTAGCTGCCCATGCTTCCTTTATACGTTGTACCATAGATGGGTTTTTTGTTATCCATGCTTCACGCTTAGTGTTACCGGGTCCTATAGGTGACAACCATCTTAGTTGTTCTTCCTTAAAAGATTTCCAGTCAGTAGCATATTTACCAGATGTAGCCATTTCAGTCAGTATAGTTTCTGCTGCTTCCATAGCATTTACAGTACCATAATGTGATACAATAGCACCACTATTTGTACGTGTATAACCTGTCATATATGTAGATACTAACTGGTCAAAACTGTCTTGAGTTCCTACAGCTGAATGGTTTTCTTTATCTCTTCTAAACTTTTCTTCGTATATAGCATACTTAGATCCTAGTACTGCATTAGCTTGCTGTTTTGCTCCTTCTTCTTGGAACATTTTTTGTATAGATATACCAGCATTGGTCATAGGATCTATACCATACTGAGCTAATATCTCTTGAGCACGAAACTCATAAAGACCTCCCATGTCATATGGGTTTTTAGCTAAGTCATTCTCACTTATGTATGCTTTTAGATCAGCTACATGTGCTGGTAAATCATTCTGTACTCTGTTAGTTACAAGCTTCTGGAAGTAGTAACCATTGCCACGAAACGCATCTCCTAAGTAATCAGACTCATCTAGATTACCGTTGTATATAGCTTCGTTACGCTTGTCTTGTAATCCTTTGACAGCCTCCGCACTCATGGTTGACATTTGTGCTTCAAATGTATCAAACGCACCAGCAGCATCAAGTTGACGATACTGCTCCATTCCAGATTGTATGTCGTTAAACTTTATCAATCCTGATGCGAGGTTGCCTAAGTTTTTAGCAAGTGTTGGTGACAGCTTAGACCACATCTGAGCTTCAGCTCCTTTTTGTTTAGCTAGTGCTCGCTTGTTTTCTATGTCACGCTTTGCCATAAGCTGCTGGTTTTCGAGTTCCAGCTTTTGTCTATTTATTTCTAGCTTCTGTATCGAATCTCTGTTAGCTTGTTCAGTTTTATAACTTCTCCGTAGATCAGTAAGCTGAGATTCATCCAGTTGCTTTTGCCTTGCACGTTGTTCTTTCAAGGCGTTGATTTCAATATCAGATTGAATCCGCATGTTTTGCAACTGTGCGGACCCACTGATACTTAAGTTCTGAAAGCCACCTCCTTGGAGTTGCTTCTTAAAACCTTTTGCCATTAACCGTATCCTTTGTAATTAGCGTATGAATTAAATGCACCGCCGATAGATCCAGCAATACTACTGATAGTACTACCCCATACTCCGCTAGCTGCTGCACCGGGAGATGCCATAGCTCCTAAGACTGGCTTAGGTCCAAAGTCATAATCTTCGTATACCCGTGGATATATAAAGGTTGCTTGTGGTGTTGGTAATGGTTCTATTGGCATTGGTAATATACCGGGATCTAACATCTTAGCAGCATATGCTCGTAAGTCAGCTGCTGTTCTATCCCTGCCTATAGAATCTAATGCAAAGTCAGTATTAGCTGCGGCGTTAACCATCTGTGCATTAAGCATAGCTATCTTACTACCATACTGTAATGCTGTGGTAGCTGCTAGCTTGTCTGCTGTTCTGCCTGTAACACCTCGTGCTCGTACTGCACCTTCTGCCATTAAAGATTCTATATATGCTTCGTTAGCATCGTAAGCTGCCTCTTGTTCTATTTCTGACAACTTTGCTAACTCTTGTTCTCTACCCCTTACGTGGGCTTGTTCGTTAAGTGTAAGCTGATCTGCATATATCTCGTTAGATCGTTGATACTGTGCTTGATTTGATGCCTGTTGTCTATTTCTAATTTGTAGATCGTAGTTATACTGTCTTAAATTAGTTGCATCTCTAAATGCAGCTAGCTTACCTTCTTGTTCTGCTTTTAGTTCTATTTCTTGTACCAGATAATCTCGCTGTGCAAGTAACTGGTCTTTCTTCATTTCCCATGCTTCGGTGTCATATTCCAGCTGTCTCTGTGTAGCTTCATTCTGCAAGTTTGCTTGCTCACGTGCTGCACCAGCTGCCTTACTACCACCGATAAGAGAACCGGCAGTGCTGATTAACGCACCACCTATTATTGCTCCTATCATTAGACCCTCTTATAAAATCTAGGTGAGTATATTCCTTCCCACATCATAGAGTTGAGAGCGACTGGGAATGGTGTATCATTAAATAATTTTAATGTAAAGTTTTCTGTTTTTTGGTGTATAGGTAATGTAAATACTGTCTGATCTGCAATCGGTATATCGTTTGCTAGATACTGGTCAGCATTGATAACAGGGTTAAGGTTATACCACTCATCAAGATAGATAAGTATTGTAGCCTGATCTTCTGGTGCAGAACTAAATACAATCTTAGGTACAGCTCCTGATCTGTTAACTGTAAATGCTGTAGTTACCACATTATTTACTTTTACTTTTACTTGATCGTCATCTATATAACTTAAGTCACCATCTATAAATGGATACTCTGTAGTAGATCCGTCTCCTGTGTATTCTCGTTTACCTTGACGTATACCTTTAGACTTTAACTTAAAGCCCATAACTCCTGACAATCCTACAGCAAACTTCATACGTGCTATAGTTAGATTAGCAGAAAAGTCAGACTTAGTAAGTGCATCATCTACTTTAAAATATGTACGTGGTAATATAATGTCAAAATCAAATTTATATCCTACTATAACATCACTTGCTATACTTGTCAAGTTTTTAAATGGTACTTTAAAATATGTATTACCACTCTCAACAACACGTTCTGGTGATATTGTAAATCCAGACTCAATAAAGTTACCTGTAGCTGTAGTACCTTTAATAATTAGTACTGGTGTCAGGTTAGTAGCATCGTTGTATGGTATAAAACATTTACTAAAGTTACCAGCTGTGTCAAATGTAACAGAGCTAGCTGTAGCATATAGATCTATACAAGGATTAATCTTTTTACCCTCGTTATTAACAATGATAGCATCTTGTGGACTCTGACTTAAACTAGCTTTAGTTAGTGTAAACTGTCCACCTTGTTTGGTTACAGCATAAAAGTCATCTGAGTCAGCAGCCATAGCTTGCACGTTACCCATAGTCTCCCAGTTAAACCATGCTTGTACTAAGTTCTTTTCTCCGTCATTATATGTACGGAAGAAATATATGTATCTAGAACTCTGTCCAGACATAGCAATAAACTGGTTCTGTGGACTAGCAATCAGTGTATCTACTGTAGCTGGAACCCACTCGTTTACAACTCTACCTATGTCAAGTACAATAGGGTTATCGTTTTCACCTCGTGTAACCATACCAAATATTCTGGTGTAACTAGGAGTCTTACTGATAAAGTTAATAGTTGTACCCATGTCTACTGGGTCTATAACTGTATCCATCTCATAGTTAGCAATCGCACGAATAGATGCTTTAGCTGGTGTTAGTATACCGTCAGCAGCTGCCATCAAAAACTGTTGGTTAGCACTAAATAATATCAAACCCTGTGTAGTAGGTATAATACTGTGTAGTGCAGCTGGTCGTATGGTAGATGCTCTAAGGTCAATAGGGTCTGCATCTGTAACTGTCTGAGCTGATGTATGATAGAAGTTAAAAAACTCCTTAGACTGGCTCATAGATACATTATCAGATGACAAGAATCCTAATCTATTGTTATGGAAAAAAGCTTGTTGTATCTTCTTACCTACAAAACTAGGATGTGAATTAGTGTCATCATCACCTACATCTCTAGCAGTCCATGTCACACGCTGAAAAGTAAAAGCATTTGTAGCTGTATTTATCAGCTCGTGTGGCATAGTTGTGTTGTCTAAACCTGTAGATACATTAGGAGCTATACCTTCTGACCAGAATCCCGGTCCAGATGTACCGTTGTCTGCTGTATACTTCATAAAGAATGAAGATGTTGTAGCACCACTGTTAAGTATCTTAACTACGTGTCCATTTTTAGACTCGTTAGGTAGCTCTGCTAATGTAGCAACTTGGTCTTGAAATACACCTAGCTTGTTGGCATTTGTACCACCTGTACCTGTCAAGGTAAAAGCTGAGGTACGTGATAAATGTAAACTGTCTGATAGTTTAGTTACTGTTAGACCAGATATATTAAAGTTATCTATATTGGTCTTCATAGTTGTCAAGACAGCAGAGTAATCATCAGTATTACCTGATGTAAATGTAGTAGTGTTTCCAGCTACTGTAATACTATAAGGTATACCGTTAGAGTCACCTATCAGTTTGATAGTACCCTGTGAGTTTGCAGTGAATGAGGGTGCTGCTGTTACAGCTGCTACCTTTGTTTTGTTAGTTATGATACTAACGTCTTGTACAGTTAGTACATCATAATCTGTACGTACTCCTGTAAGGTACGCCTGTGCCCCTGTACCATATGTAATGTTGGCAGATGCACCAGTTACAGCGTTCCAGATTGCAATGGCTCCTGTAGAGCCTCCTGACGCTGGTGTGATGCACCCTATGTATCTCTCTCCTTCTGTTCTAGATATGTAGAACCACTTGGATGAATCGTATGTAGTGCCTGTACCTAGATTAGCAATCCATTGAAATCCGGGTCTTTTAGTAAGTCCAAAGGTTGGATCTGGGTATCCGTTAAGACACTCTTCTACCTGACCGGGAAGTTTCTTATCATCTGATTGTCTAGATACACCACCAAGGTAGTTGTCAACTCTTTGTGTTACTGCTGGCATTATCTTTGTAAAGCGTGAAATGGTTGATAGCTTTGATAGTAGTTTTGTGAATCTTGTGGATGTCCAAACATAGTGTACTGTCCTTGTGATGTTTCATACTCAAGTGCAGTTGATCTTTGTAATGCTTCCTCTTTCTCAAGTCTAGCATACTGGTCATCATCACCTACTATTCTACCAGATACAATCTTAGCTGCTCTGGCTACAATAAAGTTACTTATTGGTTGTGGTAAATCTATATAATCAAACTCCCATATAACATCACATTCGATAGGACTATATGTCCATTTGTATGTATGGTTCTGTCTGTCATACAGTTTACCACTTCTACGTACAGCATGGTAAGGTGTATTCTGTGCGTTCTCTGTTAATTTTATCTGTAATACATTATTAGGTATAAGTATTTCGTCGTTGTTATCTTTTGTAAACTCATAGTGATACTCTCTGTTAAAGGTCCAGCCCTCTGATTGTACCTCTTTAGACACCTGTAACAGTGTATCGTAAGCAATCGCAACTTCCGGGTTGGTTTGGTCTAGTGTAGTTACAGGAGCCTGACCACATGATGTGAGTATCTGGTTTATAGCTGGTAGCTCTTGTGTAGCATTTGTGGTTGGAAAAGGCATAATAAAAAAGGGGAGCCGAAGCTCCCGTATATAAAATAAAAATTAAGCGTTAGCTGGATATGTTGTACCGAACGCAGCATTACCTGTAGATCCAGTAGCAGCACCAGCGATTAACTCAACGCAAGCAGCAGGGTTTAAGAAGTCTGCTCCCATTGCGAGTCTACCTAGGATTA